GTCACGTACGTCGTGATGTCGCCGGTAAGCTTATTGACGTTGAGGTTGTCAATCTTGGCGTTGGTAATGACGCCATCGCCAATTTGCGCTGACGCGGTGATGACGCTGGTCGCCGCCAACTTTGCAGCGGTGATTGCACCTGCGCTTATCTTGTCTGCCGTAATCGCGTTCGCCGCAATCTTGTCCGCGGTCACCTCGCCAGCCGCAATCTTTCCCGCCGTGATTGCGTTCGCCGCAATCTTGTCTGACGTAATCGAGTCGGCGGCTATCTTGCTGGCGTTGACGGCGTTCGCAGCAATCTCGTCTGCCGAGATAGCCCCGGCGGCTATGTTGCCTGCCGTAATCGTATCGGCGGCGATCTTTCCACCAGTAATAGTATTCGCGGCAATCTTGTTGCCCGTAATTGTGTCGGCAGCGATGGTCGATGCGGTGACAGCCCCCGCGGCCAGCTTCGCCGTGGTGATGGCTCCGGCATCAATCTTTGCAGACGTAATGGCATTCGCAGCGATGGTGTCGGCGGTAACGGCTCCAGCAGCGAGCTTTGCCGTCGTGACCGCGCCAGCCGACAACTCCGACGCGGTGATTGCGTTTGCAGCAATCTCATTCGCGGTGACAGCATCTGCGGCGATCTTGCCCGCCGTGATAGCGCCAGCCTCGATTTTTGCCGATGTAATCGCGTTTGCGGCGATTGTGTCCGCTGTCACCGCACCAGCCGTTAGCTTCGCGGTTGTGACAGCCCCTGCGGAAATCTCTGCGGCTGTGATTGCATTCGCCGCAATCTCGTTCGACGTAATTGAGTCGGCAGCAATCTTGCCCGCGGTGATAGCGCCAGCTGCGATCTTGGCAGACGTAATAGAGTCTGCAGCGATCTCGTTTGCGGTCACCGCGTTTGCGGCGATCTTGCCCGCGGTGATAGCCCCGGCGTTGATCTTGGGCGAGGTGATTGCGTTGTCTGATATCTCCGTCGACGTGATGGTTCCCGGGAGAATCTCATCCGGACGCGGCCCGAATCCTGATGCAAACTCGCCTTGCTCGACCTGCGGAGCGCAGATATCGATGGAGGCTCCGCTGGGCAGCGTGCCCGGACCAGAGCCAACCGACCACGAGATGTATAGCTCTCCGCTTGCCGTCGAGCCGTTGTTGTTTGGCTGTACACGCCAGATGTAGCGCTGCCACGTGCCGTTGATGAGCGCTGGGTTGGCAAGGTTCGTGGCCGAGGAAAACCCCATGTTGGAGTACAGCCCCTCCATGTTGGCACCAGCGGCCCCAGCGCCGTTTGCACGCGCCCAGAAACTGATGACATACGTGACTCCGGGCGTCCACGTTTGCACCGAGTTCGTGTACATCCCAAACGTACTAGCGACAGCTTGATTCGCTGTGACGCGATAGTAGTTCGTGCCAAACAAGCCGCCGCTGTTGACGCTTGTCGTTATGGAGTAGCCGCCGTTGTTGTACAGCCCCCAGCCCGTTGGCATCGAACCGTTGTGCGACTTGAAGGTGGCGTTGCCGAGGAGGTTGCCACCGCCGCCCTGTACGTTCAGCTGCGCTGCGGTGAGCTGCCCAGCAATCTTGGCTGCAGAAATAGCAGCGAGTTGGGCGTCACTCAATTGACCGGTAATCTTTGTCGCCGCCAAGTCCGCAATCTGGTTGTTTGCCAGTTGCCCAGAAATCTTGGCTGCAGAAATCGCCGCAAGTTGCGAGTCGGTCAGTTGCCCGGAAATTTTGGTCGCCGCGAGGTCCGCAATCTGTGCGTTCGACAGCTGCCCTGTCACCTTCGACGCAGCTAGCGCAGCGATCTGTGCGTCAGATACCGTGCCGGAGAGATCAGCGGTTGGAACGGTTGCCACGTACGAGGAGCCGTTCCACCGATAGAGCTTGCCGTCGGCGGTGTTGAAGATGCTGTTGGTCGACTTGGCTCCGGGGACTGACGACACGACCGTGACCGGCTCAATACCAGACGCGAACTTTGCGGTGTTGATTTGTGCGTCCGCAATTTGCGCCGCGACGATCTGGCCGGTGAGGTCCGCAGCAGGAACCGCAGCGGTCCACGCGCTGCCGGTGTAGCGGTAGAGCTTGTTATCGGTGGTCAGGAACACCATCCGACCAGCAAAGAGGTTCGTTGACGGCAGCGCCGACACGATCTCGTAGCCCGTCTTGACCTTGCTCACCGAGAACACACGGGTGTAGGTGACGCCGCCGTACACCGCCGACAGGGTCAGCGTGCCGGTGTCGCCGCTCATGGCGGTGACACGGTAATAGCCCTTCGCCTGTCCGTTGACCGGCGTGTTGGTCGCCGTATTGATTGTGCCGGTAAGTCCGCTCGCCGTCGCGGAAAGGGTGGCCGAGGCTGTGACGTCGGTGACGCCCTCATACACCGTCAGCTGACCGTCGATACCGGAGAACGACGGCACGCTGCCATCGGCGTAGGCGAACACCGTGGTGGCAGCCTTGGTAAGCGTTACCTCGACCGCGTTCGTGCCGTTTGTCCCGTTTGTACCGTTTGTACCATTGGTGCCGCTCGTACCGGCCCGCGCCTTGGCAACGGTGAACTCCTTGGTGAGGGACTGCCCGTTGTAAGCCGCTGTGATCGCCAGCGTGGCGTTGTCGGCGCTTGCCGCGGTCACGCGGTAGTAGCCCTTGGGTTGCCCGCTCACGGGCGTATTAGCGCCTGTGTTGACCGTACCGGTGCAGTTCGTGGCGGTCGCCGAGAGCGTGGCGCTGGCGGTGACATCTGTGTTGCCGTCAAACACCGTGAGTGTGCCCACGGCGGTCGCAAACGACGCCACGGTCCCAGCGGCGTCTGCGGCGAGCGAAACTGCCTCGTTGGTGAGATTGAGCGCCAGCACGCGGTTGAGGGCCGTGGCGCTCACACCGGACGAGAACGCGCCCTTATTGCCGGTCGTGTCTACCGACTTGAGCCAGTAGTACCGGACGCCGTTGGCGCTCTCAAGCCCCAGCCGGTCGTAGGTGGTCGCCGTGACCTTGGCAAATACGGTGGCCGTCGCCGAGTTGTTGACGGTGTTCTCGTATATCTCGGTTTCCCAGAGATCGTTGTTGGTGGGGTTGTCCCACGCCAGACGAATGCCGCCCGGAATGGCGGTGGCGCTGACGTTGGTCGCCACGCCAGAGAAGTTGGTCTTGCCGACCACGGTGTGTTCCACCGTCGTCGACCATGTACCAGCGGCCCCAGACTCGGCGATGCCGCGGCTACGCAGCTGATAGATATCGCCGACAACCACGCGGTCGATGTACCCGAACGGGTTCGCCCGCTCTAGCGATAGCACCTCCCAGAACTCGGTGTTCTTGATGCGGTACTGCACCTCAAATCGGTCGATGCGCTCTTGCTGGGTGCTTTCTGGCTGCTGCACGCCGACGAAGATGCGGTAGTTCAATGAGCCGTCGGCGTTGACGATCACTACCGAGTCATCCGACCGGATGGTGCTGATGTAGACCGGCGGGACTACGCCAGAGCCGGGAGCGCTCGTGGTCGTGAGAAACGAGTTAAAGGCCGGGATGGCTGCGGTGTCGGCGGTGTACACGCCGTCCTGTGCATCGACGAGCGTGACGGTGACGTTGAAGTCCTCGGAAGGCTCAATCTTCCGCACAAGCATTGGTGCGGTAACCGATGTCGAGGTGCCAAACATCACGAGGTCACCAACCGCGGGCGAGTTCGCCGCAGTTGTTGGCGTCGTAATAGTCAGGACCGAGACATAGCCTGTGCCGGGGTTGTTGACCGCCTGCAGCTTTGTGGTGCCGTCGGACTTGCGGGTCCGCAGTGAATACGACGTGCCTGTTTCAAAGTACACATCGTCGTCGAGCGTCACCGTGATGTTGCTGCCGCTGGTCGTGACCGACTTGACGCGAGTCGCCATGATGCCAATGCCGATGGCGTCGTGCGAGAACATGACGAGGTCGCCAAGCGTGCAGCGCAGCGCTTCGATGTCCATCTGGACCGTGTGCTGCTCTGGACGCAGCTTTGCCACCGCCATGTGATACCGCGCCTCGCGGTATGCCTGCGTTGGGGACGTACACCCGATAAGCTCTAGCGTCTCAAACCGTGTCGCATTGGCGGCGGTATAGCCGTCGTCGTACACCACGCGCTCGTCAGTCTGATAACCGTTGTCCTTGTTAATGAACAGCACGCGCAGGGCGTGCGGGTAGTCCAAGAACAGCTTTGAGCCGCTGTACCCCGTAGAGTTACGCGGAGTGATGTGCTGGATCGGAACGTTCTGCTGGATATCCCGCACGACCGAGTGCTTGCCGTCTCGCATCGTGTAGAGAGCGCGAGCATTGCCACCAATGGTTCGCAGAGCGTCAATGACGGAGCCGCCTTCAAGAACGGCGTTAAACGTCCAACGCGGTTCGTTGACGCCTGCGGGTGCCGATGCCGCACACGCCGTCGCCCAGTCCGATATCGCAGTCAAATCAATCCGCGAGTCTGGCATGAACGTCTCGCCGCCACGACGCCGCAGAATGTCTGCGAAAGCCCATGCGGGGTTCGACGTCTTGGTGAACGTCCATGCGCCGCTGCTGTAGACGGGAAGGTAGGACTCCGCGTCGCAGTTGATGGTCTGCGGCACGCCGTTCAACTGATTGGATGCCTTGATGCGAAGCGCAATCAGCGAGACGTTCTTTTGATTGACCGGATAGTCGGCCTTGATCGTGCGAAGCGCCGTCCACCACGACAGGTCGACATATTTGCTGCCGCCATTCGCTGTCGTACGCCGTACCCGAACTTGATACTGCCCAGCCGACGGCAGCACCACGCGACCGCTTCGGCGAATTGCCGTGCTGCTCGACCCCTTGACCGTGATCTGGCCCGCGGTTCCAAAGCCCGTGTCGGCGCTGTTCGCCCACACAGCGTTGACCCAGTTGCTCGTTCCGACCGGCGCGTACTGCACCGAGAACGTAACGGTGGCCTCTTTCTGGTTGCCTTTACTGTCGAAGTAGAACAGTCCCTGCGGAAATGCGATGTCCACCGAGAACTCAATTGCGTTGGTTGCGGTCGTGCGATAGCCGTAGTCGTTGGTCGAGGTAACGGTTCCCGGGTCAACGGGGTTGTACGTGTCGGAGATACCGTCGTACTGGTAATACTCGCCGTAGTAGCCGTAGCCACCGGGGTAGTAATTAGTGGTCTGATACGGTTCCAAGCGGATCGTGAAGTTGTCCTCAGTAACCGTCTTGGTAAACAGCGTCAGAGGCGCGTCGTTAGACCACCCCTCACGAATTTCGTAACTGACTCCCTCGTACGCGGAGATCGGCGTCTCTCCGATGCGTAGGTTGGTGATCTCTAGTGGTCCCCAGCCGACAACCAGCGCGATACGAAGGTACTCGTCGTCGCCCTGAATCTCGGAGTAGGGACGGGCAGCAAGCATTGGATAGACGCGGCGCTTGCCAAAGACTCGCGGGATGTTGCCATACGGCGCGAAAGCGTTCGACGAGCCGGTCAGGCGGTCACGCTCGTCTTGCCGATTGTTCTTGAGTCCCGGTGGAGGAACCAGCGCGTTCAACGCAAGGTAACCAACCGTTGCAAGTCCAGCTGCCACAAGGCCGGTAACAATGTTGACGCCAACGGTCGACGTGATACCAAGGCCGCTGGCAATAGAGCCGCCAATAGGGCCAGCGAAGGTGTACGCGACGACCGTAATTACGATCATCGCAATGGCGCGGAAAATGTCCTTGCCGCTCTTCTGCGGCACGACGCGGATGTACACGTGAGAGCCGATAGCGGGAACCGTCGTCGCCCATTGGTCTGGGAGATACTCCACGTCGTTGATCCACACGCGAACGTATGGCGTAACCGCCGGAGGGAGTTTGCAGGCCGTGACTAGCTCGCCGATGGATTGTCCATGCAAGCCCTGCATGAGCGCAACCGTCGAGGCGAACGGCTGATCGTGAACTACGACAGGAAAGTTCAGTCCGTGGACTGGAGGGGTTTCGTCGCTCATGCGCCTGCGTACCTGTAGAAGCCGGTGATGCGCTTTTCCCAGAGCATCGACCGGTAGTTTTCAATGACGGAGTTGGCTTCTTCGTGCGTGTGTATCATCCACCCGGGCGCTAGTACCAGAGCGCAATGGAACGGATGCCCGCGCATCCGAATCAGGATGCCGTCGCCGAGCTTTTCCTCTCCCGGTGTCACGGGCGTGAACTCGCTCGCGTACTTGATGGCGTCCGTTCCAATGACCTCTGGCTTCTGCCCTTTGAACCAATCCACGCCCTCGTATGGCTTCCAGAGCGACCCAAGCCGCTCTTGCTGAATCATCTGAATCAGCCCCCAACAATCGCACCCAAGGCGGTCGCGCCCGTGCGTCTTGTACGGAATGCCGATGTACTCGGCGGCCCATTCGGGGAGCGTCCGGTCCATCAAAACAACCCCGGAAAACGGCTAGGTGTCATCGTCAACGTAATCGGCTCCGTGAAAAGAGACTCGAAGTACAACTCGCCCTCAATCTGCACGGCGTCATAGTTCACGTTACGAAGTGTCAGGCCAGCGAAACTGATTTCCACGGTATCGGGAGCGCTCGCAAGTATCACCTCCAGCGTTACGGATGGAGGCGACGTCAGGCTGCGGATAGCGGTGATCGCGGTTCTGTCAACGTTGTCGAATCGCAGAACCGCTTTGGTGATACCGTCGGGGTCTTCACCGGGAAGGACAATGTCAAACGGGAACGCCTGATAGATGTTCCCGCGGCTCGTGATGTCCTCGTTGTTGTTGACCACGCGAATCGGCGCTGCCATGGAGGCGTGGCTGATCGTCAGCAGCACCAGCCAGACCTCGCCAGTCTCCTGCGCGTGAATCGACGCGAGCGCGGTAGAAGAAAGAGTGCGGGCCATTAGACGAGTTCCAAACTGAAGCCGACGACGTTTGCAGCGCCGCTGCCCGTCGATTGTATTGTCGGAGCGGGGTTCCGAAATCGCAGGGTGGCTGCGGCACGTGTTCTCGGATGCACCCAGTCAAACGGCAGGGAGCCGCCCTTGCAGTCGTTCTGCCAGAAGCTCTCAAAGGTTGTCGTCTGCGCGGGCGTCAGCATCAGCTGAATAGAGAATGTCCGCAGCGACTTGGTGAACCGGCGACGAATCTTTGCGGGGCCGGTGTCCATCTGGCTCTCAATCGTCTGGTCTTGGATGCGCTCGCTATACGCGCCCTCCATGACGAATTGGGGCAGGGTGTTGGGGTATGTGGGATTGGGCATTACAACCTCGCCAAAGTCCGTGTGTTGCCGTAGCTGCCCGACATCTCGCGGTCGAGGTCGCCGCTACGAATCTGTCGCCGCATCTCATCCCGGATGAGAACCGACAGCACCCGCTTGCCGTTTGGACCGCGCTGCTCGCTCGTCTGCACCCGCTCGGAGTTGGCGTTCGACCGCATATCGTTGATCACGACGCTGAGACCGGAGTCGTTGCCGCCACCGCCGCCGCTGGCATACACGCCAAGGCGACCGGTCGAGTCGCGCTTGAGCGGCATGATGGCCTCTGGCCCTGCCTCGCCCATCAAACCCACGCCGCTTGCAAACGCAAACATTGTCGGGCGGTTGACAACCTGATTGGTGAACGCCCCGCCATAAGCAAAGTTGTGGTTCATCCCGTCAAAATACGCGCCGTTCGCCGCGGGAGTGCCTCCGCTGTACCCATACGAACCGCCGGTCATGAGCGGTGCGCCACCGCCGCCTCCGGGCAGGAAACTCACCAGCCATCTGCCAAGGTTGGTCGCCAGCTGCTGCGCCAGCACCTCAAACGGCTTGAGCGCGATGTCGTAGATCATTTGGGCGCTAATCTTCTTGATGATGTCGCCGAATCCCTTGAGGAAGATGTCGCCGCCCTTACGAACGCCGTCCGTGAAGATCGTCTCAAAGGAGTTCTTGAATACCCCCTCAAACTGACGCACGCCGTCCTGCAGGGAGTTAAAGATGCTCTTGACCTGCGCCTGACGGTTACGCTGGGCGACCGCAGACCGCTCTAGTTCCTCGGTGCGACGAACCTCGGTGTCGAAGCGGGCGTCGCCAGCCTCGTAACCCTGCGACCACAGTTCCATCTGCTTGGCGAGGATGGCGTTCTGTACCTGCAGTTCGTCGGACGTCAGCCCGATCAAACGCTCTTGCTCTTCAAGCTGGCGCAAGCGCAGGTCATACTGGCGGTTCGCTTGGTTTAGCTGGATCGCCTCGTCGTTGAACAGACCCTGCCGCTTGTTCTGCGCGTACACGTCAAAGTCAGCTTCGCTGCTGAACGTGCGGCGCTCGCGGTCCAGCTGGTTCTCAAGTCCCTGCCGTCGGGCAGCCCGCGGGTCAGCGTTTCTCGGGTCTGCCATCAGCCCGGAGTAGTACGCGTCCTCTTGCGATGCGATGCGCCGGTTGGCGTCAGCCGCCTTGTTGGTCGCGTCCGCAGCGGCTTGCTGGGCAGCCTTATATCGTTCGAGGTACGCCAGCACCTCTGGGCGCTTGGCAAACTCGCCGAACTTGGCTGCTTCCTCGTTGTACTTCTGCTGCACCTCGGCAGCCGTCCGCGTGGCGCGGTCAGCTTGAATCAGGTCGATTCCAGAAAGCGTGTTCGCGGTCTGGCGCTGCACGCCAGCAAGGCCAGCCGTAGAGGACGCAACATCGTCCCGCAGCAGCTGCGAGATGTACGCGCCAAGTGATGACGCGGCGTTCTTGGCGTTGTCCGCACGCTGTGCGGCGATAGCCTGCAGAACGTAAGCGGCTCCGCCGTCCCCGCCGATGCCAATGGCTCGCTGGCGGTCACCAGCGCTCTGACTCAGCTTCATCAACTCCGTCTGAACGTTAGACGACCGCTGTTGTGCAATTACAAGCCGGTCCTGCGCGTTGGTCAGATCGTATGGAAGATTGTCGAGCGGTAGCCCGAGGGATTTCCGTGCATTGATAGCAGAGGTCAGTCCAGCAATCGCATCCTTGAGGTCTTTGACCGTAAGGTTGGCGTTGCGCTGTTCTTCCGCAAAGGTCTTGAGTTCACCGGTCCGCGACATAACGGACGCGATAGGACCGAGAATAGCCTGCTCTTCCTGCTTGCGAGCAATTTCTCTGTCGTCCGCAGCCTTGGTCTCTATCTCTTGGAGGATGCGGGTTCGCTCGGCCTCAAGCTGATTGACGTTGCCGGGAAGCGCTCCGACGGCAGGCATTCCGGTGCCGCCACCGCTCAAAAGCATTCCGCGGGTGAACGCGCTCTGCGAGTTGAACTCTCGGGCGTACTTCAGTCGCTTGTCGAGGTCTTCAAGCTGCTGCTGCAGCGTGGGGTCTTTAAGCGCGTCGCGGAAACCTTCAAGGAACTGCAGTCCGAGTCCCTTGACGCTGCGAACAAATCCAGACGAGTCCCACATCTTGCCGAGGTCTGTGAGGACCGCGTTGTAAGAGTCAGTGATTCGCTGATTAGCTCGCTCCACCGTCTCCGGCATTTCCGCAAATTGCTTCTCGGTCTCTTCTTTTGCCCGGAGCATCGCTTGCGCGATCTTGATGGACGTCAGCTCGCCCTCGGACCCCATGCGACGCAGATCACCGATAGTGATTCCGATGGTCCCGTCAACCTTCTCAAAGTTGTCGGCAATTGCTTTCGCCAGCGCTGGGAAGTTCTCCATGATTGAGCGCAGCTCGTCGCCCTGCAGTCGACCAGACGCAAGCGCCTGACCGAACTGGATCATGCCGGACTGCATCTCGCCGCCAGACGCGCCTGACACAACGCCCAGCTTCTGGACGGTTTCCACCATCTGCAGCATTTCCTTGGTGGTAAGGCCGATTGCGGCGTTGTTACGCGCAATACGACCGAACGCCTCGGAGGCGGCGTCAAAGCTTAAACCAGACGCGATGGCACTCTCGCGGAGCGTGTCCAGAACCTCTCGCGCCTGCGAGATACTGCCAAGGGCGCTCTTGAGCTTGCCTTCCATAGCGGCTTGGCGGTCCTGATATACGGCAAGCGCCTCGGCGGCCTTGTAGTAACCAAACCCGAGCGCCCCTACGGCAAGGGTGCCTGCCGCAAGACCCGCCCCCACAGGGCCGAGCGCACCGGCGAGCCGCCCCAACGCCCCAGCCCCAGCGTTTACGCCCCCCACGAGGCCGCCCATGCCGCCGCTGCCGCCCATGGCATTTGCGAGCTGCTGCAGGTCTTCTTGGCTGCGCTTTAGGTTGCCGCTGATGCCCTCCAGCTTTTGGGCAAACGCCCCGGTGGCTCCAGCCGCCTTGCGCTGCGCCTCGGCAGCGTCGTCGGTCGCCTTCTTCTTACGCTGGGTGGCAGCGGTCGCTTGGTCGGTCTTCTTGGCGGTTTCCTGCTCGGCATTACCGAGCTTGGAGACTTCGTCGGCAAACTTCCGCGCCGTCTCTGCAGCACGCAGCAGATCGGCGGTGTCTACCTTAAAGCCTAGAAAGAAATTATCTGCCATGTCTTAACCCGTCCCGGTAGTCGAATCTGTGGATGACGCGAGGAACACGTCATCGACCACCTTGATTGCTTCCACTTCCCACGGGTCAAGCTGGACCCTCATGACATCGCAATACGCCCTTATCTCTGACCACGCGATTGGATTCGGTCCGAACCCGTTCCCGCCTCGTCCATTGTGAAGCTGGATGAAGTGGTTCCAGAGGTAACGCAGCGCCGTTGGAAGATCGGGTCCGTCCAGAGTCTTGCCAGTTCGCTTGGCAACGACGGCGTAATGCTCTGCCAATGCAGAACCACCGACGTTGCGTGCGAGATCGAACTGGTGTTTGGCATAGGCGATCAGCTCTCCAACGACGCTCGCAAAAAATTTCTGCGGTTCGCCACAAACGTGTCGACCTGCTCACGCACGACCGGATAGGAGACGTACAACGCTCGCGCCACCTCGGTCGAGAACGCAATCTCGGTGCCGTCGGTGTCGAGGACGTTCTCCCAGCCCACGGTCATTGCAGCGAGCATATCCAACGAGTCCTTCTCAACCTCCTCCATATCGAGGTCGTTGATCCGCTTCGGGTCGTTGCCGCGAGCAAACCGCTTCTGAATCTGCTTGCGGGAGAACTCGCGGTAGACGTCGCTGTCTGGGCCGCGCAGCCGAATACGCACCGGCTCACCGTTCTTGGCAATCAACGGCTCGTCGCCGTCGAACTGCTTCACGGTCATCAGTACGCCGGTGTCGGCGAGGGACTTGGTGTCGATCTGTGGCAGGTCAAATTTCATGTGGCTTTCCTATGAAGTAGGGCAGCCCGGGGTTTCCCCCGGGCCACCGTGGTGGGTTTACGCGCTACGAGTGATGATGATGGTGCCGTCATCAGCCGCCGCCGCCGCGTCGTGATAGAGCGCTTGGAAGGGCGACTGCAGAATCACACCGCCATCGGGGCCGACCGTCTTGTTCGCACCCATGAGCTTCACGCGACCCATGGCGAACTTAAGGAAGTCGTTCCCACCGGCCTCGTTCAACGTGACCTCGATGCCGATCTCAGTCTCATTGAGGAAGTAGTTCAGCATCGTGAGGTTTTCGAAGTACGCCGAGATCGTGCCGGTCACGAC